ACCATAATGAAGTCAGCAGCTACATCTGAAGCTGACTGGGAAAGAATTATGGCGGAAGGCTCTAAGGAGAGCTGGAAAGATGAATGGTTAACAATACTTTTCTCTGTCCCGCTTATCCTAGCCTTCTTTGGTGATTGGGGTAGAATTATTGTAGAACAAGGCTTTGCAGCCCTAGAGGTAATGCCAACTTGGTATCAATACACTCTTGGTGTAATTGTTAGTGCTAGCTTTGGTGTTCGTTCTGCAACCAAGTTCTTTGGTAGAAAGTAGCATAGAATAAATACCTGACGTTTAAGAATAAGAGACAGACAAACTCTCAAGTTTTCTGACAGTCTCTTACGGGAGGGGGTGGAGATTCCCTCCCAAATTAATACCTGACGTTTAAGAATAACCCCCAGGGTTAATAATATACTTAAAGTATATACTTAGATATATACCTCAAATATACTATTAAAGGAGTCGTAATGGCTAAAGGTAAAGATTCACGATTAACTCGTGCTGGTGTATCTGGTTATAATAAGCCTAAGCGTACTCCAGGTCATCCTACTAAGTCTCACATTGTTGTAGCTAAGTCTGGTGATACAATTAAAACAATTAGGTTTGGTTCTCAAGGTGCCAAAGGTTCCCCTAAGAAGCCTAATGAATCCGAGTCTTACAAAGCCCGTAGATTGGCTTGGAAAGCTCGCCATCAAAAAAATATTGACAAAGGCAAAATGAGCGCTGCTTATTGGGCAAATAAAGTCAAATGGTAAAGGAATTCTAAATGGCACTACTAACCAAGCCAACCAAGGCAATTAAAAAATCAGTAGCTGATCCCAGTGATAGTTACCACTCATTAAAGCCTCTATGGAAAAAGTCTAGAGCGGTTTTGCAGGGTGAAGAAAATGTTAAAGCTCATGATGAGTATCTTGAAAGAGACTATACTAATCTTCTTATTCCTTTCTCACCTAGTATGAATCAAGCCCAATATGACTTTTATAAATCAGAGGCAGAACTTCCAGGCCTTACCTCTCAATATTGCAAAGTACTTATTAGTGCTTTATTGAGAAAAGATTCTCATTTAAAACTACCTGAAGATATTCCAGAAGATGCTTATAATTGGTTAAAAAATAATTTTACACTAGATGGCTCTTCTCTCTTTAACTTCTTGGATAATGCTCTTTGGGAAGAACTTCAAACTTCCCGTGCTTGGGTTTATGTTGATTATCCTAATGTAAGTGAAATTGATTATGATATGATGACCCCGGAAGAGCGGGATATGATTAAACCCTATCCTGTTATTATCGAGGCAGAAAATGTTATCAATGTTCAAACAAACACCCATCCAGTAACTCGCCAAAAAACACTTAGCCGTGTAGTTACTCGTTATCTTAGCAAACGTTACACACCAGAAAACCCTTGGCATGCAGATTATGTTGATACTGTTTGTGATCACTATTTAGAAAAAATTGGTAAACTAGCGCTAGATTATTATGAACATGCTGACAACAATAATGAGCTTAAAGTCCTTAATGGTGATGTTCGTCAAGAGTATGAAGACTACCAAACAGGATCTAAGTTTAATAAAGTTAATACTGTTTATCCAACAATGTTTGGTGAGCGCATATCTCGTATTCCTGCTTGGCCTCTAAATGGACAAATTGATCCAGTAGAACCTGTTCTTATGCCTTTAATTGATCGTGAAGTTTCTTTGTATAACAAAGTATCTCGCCGCAATCACTTGCTTTATGGCGCTGCAACCTATACTCCGGTTGTTCAGTCCGATATGACAGATGAAGAGTTTGAAGATATTGTTAATGCAGGTCTAGGTTCTTGGCTACGTGTACGTAAGGATGAATCTATTTCTGTTCTTGAAACACCTACTAGTGCGCTAGGAGACATGGATAGGGCTATTGCTTCAACAGTTGAAGAAATGGCTAAAATGGGTATTCGTATGCTCTCTCCAGAGCAAGCAGCTTCTGGTGTAGCATTAGAAATACGTAATGCTTCTCAAACAGCACAGCTAGGAACACTTAACGCTAAAGTATCTGGTACTATGCGAGAAGTAATCTCCTTTATGCTTAACTGGAAATACAACACAGACTATAATGCTGATGATATTGGATTTCAAATGTCAAGTGACTTTTCCCCTATGGTAGGTGGCGAAGGTGCTATGCGGTTGGTATCTGAATGGTATCAGATGGGTATTATTGGACGTTCTACTTTTCTTAATATTGCAAAGTATAATGACTTCTTACCTGCAGACTATGATGATGAAGCAGCACTTGAAGAAATACAAACAGATCCATTAACAAATAAAACACCAGACGATCAAGTCGATATGATCGAATAATATTGCTAACTACTCACTGGAGTACTAGATGAATATCAATGACAAACTGTATGATCGAATTGTAGATCACATGGCAGATGTTAGGCTTTATGAAGAAGGGGTTCAAATACAAAATCGTAGAATACTTCGTAGACATAGAAATAATGTTAAAAACTTGTTACGTGGAAATATCCGTGCAAGTTTAAACAAAGAAGTAAGTCGATTTGGTACGGAGCTTTTAGCCCATAAGACTAATACGCTTAAAGAATTTTCAACTTCACAGCTAGATTTTCACACAGATAATCTTTATAAAGAAGTGAAAGACTTTTATAAAGTTACTAAACCAAATACAAAAGAACTTTTGGCGGAAGTAACAGGTCCAACTATGAGGGGCTCTAAAAGTGTTTCTCAAAATGTAAAAAACATTGCTGCGGGAGAGTTAGTTCGATTACAATCTAAAGTTAAAGCAGGTTTAGCCAAAGGTTTAAGTTCAAATGAAATCATTAAGGACGTTTTAAAAACAACTAAAATTACAGAATATCAGGCTCGTGCATTAACACGAACCGCTATTACATCTACTCAAACAGCCGCTCTTAGACGGGTTGCAGAGGATAACAAAGATATTCTAAAGGGTTTTATGTTTACTGCTATACTTGATTCTAGAACAAGTCCTATTTGTTCATACCATAATGGTAAACTATATGACTTAGATGATAAAAGATTTGTACCGCCTTTGCATTGGAATTGCCGTTCATCTTTAGTACCAGTTTTAAAGTCAAAACAAGACCTCTTAGAAACTGCTAAAGTGAAGAAAAAAGTATTGTCTAACAAAAAGGAAGAATCACTTCCAGGTACTGCTCCAAGGCTAGAAGGTTTTGGTGTATGGCTTAAAAGACAATCTATGGATATACAGTCTAAAATGCTAGGTTCAGAAGAAGCTGCAAATTTGTTTAGGCGTGGGAAATTAAAAGCAAATGAGTTTGTAACTCCCAAGGGTAAGGCCTTAAGTATTCAAGCTTTACGTAACAAAGCTGCACAATCAACTGCTGTTTACAAACCTAGGCAAAAGCTTAGAGAGCAAGATGTAAGAATTGATGCTGCAAGGGCAAGTAGTCTAGTAAGTAATCCTAAACATAAAGATGATTTACGACAGATGTTCTTGTTGGACTCTGATGATTACTCTAAAACGCTGTCATTAACAGACTACAAAGGTACTAGCCTTGTTGGTAAATCTGCTTCAAGGCGCAGAGTTGGTAATGAGTTTGACGAAAGAAACTTTAGTGCTGATCCTTTAACAGGTGAAATTAAGAATAATAACATCTATGACCCGGACTTTAATTTGTATCAAGAACGCCTTGACTTTATGCGTAACTCTAAGCTACTAAAGTCTGATGAAAAACAATTTATTGAATCTCTGGTAAACAGTTTAGATGATAAGATTTCTGTAAATCAACAAACAGTAATTGTAGAAAACTTAAGGGTTGTTTTAGAGCG